TTTTGGCCTAACGAAGGAATATAGACTTTTTCTATTCAAACAAATACATGAAATAGTTTTTCATGGTAAAGGAGGATATACATGGAATGATGTATATAATATGCCTATTTGGTTAAGAAAATTTACTTACAATAAAATAAAAGAATTTTACGATACCGAAAAAACACGAATCGAAGAGGCAAGTAAATCAACTAAAGGTAAAACCCAAAAACCTAAAGGACCTGATGTAAAACCTTCTTATAGGACAAAAAGAGCTTCGAAATAGAGCTCTTTCCTATTTATATGAAAGCAAACCACTTATATGGCACTTAAAGACGACGCTAAAAATTCTAAAGACTTAAAAGACAATCTTAAAGAAGCTGATAAAGTCTTGTCAAGTTTCCAACTCAAGGCAACTAAAGCTAAAAATGACTTTAAAGATATAAATACTATTGTAACAGCAGTAGG